TCTCCAACGAAACCGAACCGGTTCGGTCCGGGTCTTCCCTGATTGCGGTGGATGGGTCTGTAAACGGGGAAGAGTTTCCGAGGTTGGAAACGCCGAGTGTGGGTAGAGAATCTTTTGGGACTTTGATTGCGGAGTGGTCGAGGGTGCATTTGGGGCGCACGTTGTTTCCGTGGCAGATCCGCGCTTTGACCGGTGCGTTTACGCATGATGAGCAGCTGCGGTTTACGCATTCGAAGGCTTTGGTGTCGGCGGCGCGTCAGAACGGTAAGACGACAATGAACGCGGCGATTGTTGGTTGGGCGTTGTCGGAGTTGCCACGGATTTGGGGCAGACCTGTCCGCATCATGTCATCAGCCCATGAGTTGGGTTTGGCGACTGAGGTGTTTGAGGAGTTGCGGGAAATCTTTGAGCTATGGGAAGAGCAAGATCTGTGCAAGGTGACGTGGGCTTATGGCCGCCACCAAGTCAAAATGGCTGACGGTTCTGTTTACGCCGTCAAGTCCGCTACCGGTAAGAAGCATGGTGGGACATGGGACATTATTCTGTTGGACGAAATCTGGGCGATGTCCGAGGCGACAATCTTTGGTGCTTTGTTGCCGTCACAGATTGCGGTGCCGAGCCCGCTGTGCTGGATGACTTCAACGGCGGGTGATGAATCGAGCCGGGCAATGTTGAAACTGCGGGAGCAGGCGTTGAGTTTGATTGACACCAATACGGCTGGGGACTTGTACTTTGCGGAGTGGTCGTTGCCGCCTGTTGATCCAATGGATGAAAACTATTGGGGTTACGCCAATCCCAGCCTTGGTAGAACTATTACCCTTAAGGGTTTACGCGCAGCGGCTGCGGCACCTGACCGCAATCAATTCCTACGCGCCCACTGCAACTTGTGGGTGGCCGCAGCGTCATCGTGGCTACCTGTCGGGCTGTGGAACCAGCGGGTCGCCGATGACCTGACCCATGACGGCGGTAATTCGGTGTTGGCTGTGGATTCCGCTGTGGATGATTCCAAATACGTCGCAGTGTGGGGACGCAAAAACACCAGCGGCGAAATCATTGCCAGCATTAAATTCACCACTGAATCCATCCACGACTTGTGGGAACAAATTGCAGCTGCCCTTGATGCTGATCCAAAATTGACGCTTGCTATTACACCGTCGCTGGCTGTGCATACGCCTGAGAAATACGTTCGCCGTAAACAAGAATGGGGCTATGGCGAACTGTTGAAATGGACAGGCATCTGTCGCAGCCTTATCGGTGAAGGCAAAATTAAACACGACGGCGGGGAAATGCTCGCAGAACACATCGCCCGCGCCGTCCTTGTCCGCGCACAAAACACCATTGTCGTCTCCAGCCAACGATCACCCGGCCCTATTGAGGCGTGTCGTTGTTTGATTGCCGCCACCGTCATGGTCAGCCGCCCGACATCTAGCGGTCGAGTGGCTTTCGGAGTTTCTGCGTGAGGTACTTGCAAATGCAACAGGTTTGTGCGAGACTCCAGATACATGGGTTTGTTTACACGCAAAGTTGAAACCGCGCATTTTGCGAGCGCGCCTGTCAAGGCTGCCGCTGGTGCCGCCAACGTCGGCAATTTCCTCTACTACACCACAGGCTCCGACGAAGTCCGCGCGCTGTCCGTGCCAACCGTCAGCCGTTCCCGCGACCTCATCGCAGGCCTCATTGGATCGTTAGAGCTGAAGCACTACCAAAAAGTGTGGAACTCCATCGAAGAGGAATACAGCGAGGTCTATCTTCCGCTTGAACCGTGGATGGAACGACCAGATCCAAAAGTGACCCGCTCATTCTTCTTTGTAAACATCTTCAGCGATTTGTTCTTCTACGGTGTCGCCTACGCCTACATCACCCGCCGATACGCACCAGCTGGTGGCGGCACACAAGGTTTTCCCGCAGCGTTTACATGGCTCCCCGCAGCAAACATGTCAAGCACCAAACAGACCGGCTATCCACAGTTCTTCGGCCCATCCGACGAGCTGGAGTTCAACGGTCAACCCATTGATGTAAACAACGTGGTGCAGTTCATCAGCCCCATCGAAGGCATCCTGAAAATTGGTGCCCGCGCCATCAATACCAGCATTTACCTCGACCAAGCAGCTGACCGTTACGCCCAGCTGGAAACCGTACCGGGCTATCTGCAGCAGATTGACGGCGAAGACTTGTCGGGCGAAGATCTCGGTTCGCTGGCATCGGCGTGGGCTAACGCTCGTAAACAGAACGCTATTGGTGCGCTATCTCGCCAAGTCGAGTTCCGTGAATACAAGCAAAACCCGCAAGAGGTCATCAGTGATCAGCGCAAGTATCAGGCTCTTGAAATGGCTCGCCTGTGCAACATTCCTGCTTATCTTGTCTCGGCTCCGACTGAGGGTGCGTCGATGACTTATCAAAACGCCCAGCAGGCGCGCGAGGACTTGTACCTGTTCGGTGCCCGCATCTACTTGGACGTTATTGAGCAAACCCTTTCCGCTGACAACATCCTGCCTCGTGGCCGCTATGTCGAGTTCAACATCGAGGACTACGCCAGCGAAGTTGCAGAAGACACATCTAGTTCTAGAGACATGGAGAACGCATGATCCAATTCGTATCTTTACCGGTCACCCTTGATGCCGCTGCAGGTGAGGAATCACCCCGCACCATCACAGGCGTTGCAGTTCCTTGGGACACACCCGCAACGGTGTCAAGTGGTGAATCAGTCATGTTTCGACGTGGCGCTTTTGATGTAAACGCTAAAGCACCTAAGTTGATTGAGGGTCACGACATGGCGCAGCTGCGTGGTGTTGTCACCGAGCTGGTCGAGGCAGAAGAAGGCTTGTTGTTTACAGCCAAGTTTGCTAAGACCCGCGCCGCCGACGAAGCCATCGAGCTAGTCAAAGCTGGCGCTTACGATTCGGTTAGCGTCGGCGCTATCCCAATCAAATACAAGTTTGACAAGAATGGAACCATGGTCGTCTCCAAGGCGAACCTTGTGGAAATCAGTCTTGTTGCACAGCCAGCATTTGCTGATGCTGTGATTACAGAAATCGCTGCTTCCCAGCCTGATGAGGTTGAAGAAGTTGTCGAACCCCAACCCGACACAGTAAAGGAAACTGAAATGTCACAAGAAACCCCAGCGGTTGAGGCTTCGGCTGAGATCGTTCCAACAGCACCAATCGTGTTCGCACAAGCTCGCAAGCACGTTGAGGTTCCAACAGCCGTCGAGTACATCGCAGCAGCTATTGCTGGTGGCGATCAGTGGCGCGCAATGTCCGAAGCTGTCCGTGCAGCTGCACCAGACATCGTCACAACCGACACACCCGGTGTTCTTCCAACACCAATCGTTTCGCCTGTTTACAACAACTTCATTGGCCGCCGCCCTGTTGTTGATGCAATCGGCGTTCGTGCAATGCCTGCAGGTGGCAAAGTGTTCATTCGTCCAGAGGTGACCACACACACCAGCATCGGCGCATCCATTGCAGAGCAGTCACCAACCGCTGGCACCATGGTCGTGTTCAACAACCAAGTGACAAAGCAAATCTTTGGTGGCTATGTAAACATCTCAGAAGCAGACATCGATTGGACAGATCCAGCAATTTTGTCTGTCGTGCTTGACGACATGGGACGTATCTACGCCAACGCAACCGACAACTACGCAGCAGACACCCTTGTGTCAGGTGCATCAGTTACACGCGCATTTGCAAACGCATCATTTGCAGATCCTTCCTATTGGGCTGGCTGGGTCGGTGGAGCAGCATCCACAATCCTCAGCTCGTCAAACGGCAACCTTCCCGGTCACTTGTTTGCAAGCCCAGACATCTGGGAAGGCCTTATCGCCTTGTCCGACACCGCAGACCGTCCACTGTTCCCACAGGTCGGCCCAATGAACGCCTACGGCAACCTTGGCCCAGCCCAATACGGCGGCAACGCTTTCGGTTTGCAGGTCGTTGTTGACCGCAACTTCGCAGCTGGAACACTCATCGTTGGCGACGCAACCGGTTATGAATTGTTCGAACAGCAGAAGGGCGCAATCAGCATTGATTCCCCATCAACGCTGTCACGCACAATCGCATTCCGCGGTTACTTCGCAGCACTGATGATTGACAACACCAAGTTCATCAAGGCAGCTTTCGCCTAATCGCGAATCACTAGGTAGGGAGAGGGTCTAAAATGGCAGTAGCAACAGTTACGCACCGTCGGCGCGCTGACAACCGTTGTGCTATTCAGACCCTCACCGACCTTGAAGTTCAGGTGGGCGACACCGTCGTCGTTGCAAACGTACACGCCAATTTTGACGGCACGTTTACAGTCATCTCGACTGAGCCTTACTACTTTGAAGGCTTAGACGATCAGGGCTACCTACTGTTCGATTACGACAACCCACGCCCCAATCAAATTCTGTACGCCCACAACGGCGACGACCTTGAATACGAAGCCTGCTCAGGTACGGTCACACACACCACCAGCGTGTCGTGGATTATCGCTTCTGACGTGACGGCTTGGCTCGGCATTGACGTGGCAACCGCCAACGACACCGCATTCGTGACAACTTGTGTAAACGCCAGCAACGCTTGGTGCTATCGCAAGCGCCGTGAGGCTGGATACATCGACTCCATGACTACGGTGCCCAGCGCCGATGTCAAACTAGGAACCGTCATGTATGCCGCCACGCTTTATCGTGAGCGTGGATCTGTGGATTCGTTTGCGTCGTTTGACAGTATGGGTGTGGGTGTTTCTCCGTCTGCAACTCTCGGCCGCATTATGCAGCTGCTTGGCTGTGGCAGGGCGCAGGTTGCGTAATGCCAGCGTCAGGCATTCTTGTTGATTCTGTAAACGCCTGTAAAACAGCGCTTACAGCATTGGGCTTAAAGCCTGTTACTGACCCTCGCAACGCTCGACCTTTGTCGGTGTTTATCGAATTGCCTACCGTGTCGGCGTTTACATACAACGTCGGTGACATCACACTTCGCCTTCGCATTTTGGCACCACCCCCCGGTAACCAAGATGCGGGCGATTATCTCATGACTATCGCTGACCAAATAATGAACTCGGCGATTGCCGTCACTGATCTGTCACCGGGTTTGGTGTCAATCGGTGGGCAAGACCTTCCAACCTACGACCTCACAGTTCGTGTGGCCGTAAAACGAAACTGAAAAGGAGCCATCATGGCAACAACCACATTTCTCGGAAACGCAACTGTAAACATCACACAGGGCGCAACCTCATACGACGTGTCAGATCAATGCACATCGTTAACACTCACCATTGGTGCTGACGAGCTGGAATCCACCGCGTTCGGCGACACAGGCCACAAGTTCGTTGGCGGCTTGCAGTCAGTCGAGGTCACCATGACCTTGTTCTTGAGCTACGGCACAGGCGAAATTGAGCCAATGCTTGCCGCAGCTGTCGGCCAAGGCAACACCACGCTGGTTATCAGCCCATCCGGCACCACCGAATCGGCATCCAACCCTGAGTACACCATTACCAACGCAATGCTCGCCAACGCACCTGTGATTAACTCGACGGTCGGCGAACTCGCAACCGTGGATCTCACCTTCACTGGTGGCACATGGGCGCGTGACGTCACCAATCCGTAAACAACCGATAAACGCATAGGGAGAAACTATGAAAATAACAATGCGCGTCCAGCAAACAGACGGCCAAGAATACGAGGTAACCACCAATTTGTTTACGGTGGTTGCGATGGAACGCAAGTTCAAAATAAAAGCCTCAGATCTTGCCCAAGGTATCGCCCTTGAGCATTTGGCATTCCTTGCCTACGAATCATGTAAACAATCAGCTGTGCCGGTGCCTTTGTCGTTCGACGACTACCTCAAAAAGCTGGAACACATTGACATCGTGGGGCAGGATTCCGCAAACCCTTCCGACGAGGCAGTTACTCAAGACAACTAGCAGAGGTGCTGGTGGTCACAGGTTTCTGGCCTCATGACATACCATTTGATAGTCAAGATCTTGCAACAGTGATTGACGTATTGAAAGAGCAAGCGAAAGAAGCAAAACGTGCCCGTAAGCGTTAGCAGTGAATCATTAGAGCCGGTAGGGCTTAAAGAAGCGCTGCGCGAACTCAACAAAATTGATAAAAAAGCACGTTTACAAGTCACCAAGGATTACAAAGAAATCGTTGCGCCTGTCATTCGAGATGCTCAAGCAATGACCCCAAACAGTCCACCGTTGTCAGGCATGAAGTACAGCTGGAAACCCGGCGGTCGTGCAGGTGTTTTCCCATGGCAAGACAACCAATCGGATAAAGCCATGAAAGCGTTTGTGTCAGGCAAAAAGCCACGCACCTACGGCCAATTCACTTCAGGGCTTGCAACTTTCGGTATCCGCTGGAACCACCCAGATGCACTTGTCGTAGAAATGTCAGGCAAAGGATCAGTCCCAACGCCGCGCGGTCAGCAAATGGTCAGAGAACTAAACGCACGTTTCGGGCCACCCGGTCGTTTTTTATGGAAGGCTTATGTAAGAAACGAGCAACAGGTTTTGAACAAGGTTGAGCAACTTATTAAAGACGTGATGCGTCAGGTACAGGACGGTTTGCGCTAATGGCAATTAGTATTCCCATAGTCACCGAGTTCAACGGTGCAGGCATTGAAAAAGCAAAACGAGAGTTTGCCCAACTTGAAGGCGCTGGCAAAAAAGCACAGTACGCCATTAAAAAGGCTGCTATCCCTGCTGCTGCGGCGTTGGCTGGTGTCGGGGCGGCATTGTTTGACGCTACAAAAGGCGCTATTGAGGACGCCGCCGCACAGGATGCGCTAGCAAACAACCTGCGTAAAACCACGTTTGCCACAGATGCCCAGATTGCCTCGGTTGAGGATTGGATCAGCACACAGGGTCAACTTCTCGGCATTACCGATGATGAACTGCGCCCAGCGTTCCAGCGTCTTGCCCGCGCCACCGGCGACATCACCGAGGCACAGAAACTTGCGTCGCAGGCTATGGACATTGCTGCCGCCACAGGTAAGCCGTTAAACACGGTTATTGGGGCGCTGGAGAAGGCTTACGGTGGCAACCTTGCCGCGCTCGGCAAGTTGGCTCCTGAGTACCGTCAGCTGATCAAGGATGGCTCCACGTTTGAGGAAGTCATGGCTTTGCTGGCGAAGACTACAGGTGGAGCAGCTGCCGAAGCCGCTAACACCACGGCCGGCAAATTTGCTCGTCTTAAATTGCAAATGGACGAAACAAAAGAATCAATCGGTGCATCATTGATCCCCGTGGTTGAGGCTGCATTGCCTGTGTTGCAAAAATTTGGTGATTGGGCGGCTAAAAACCCTGAAACGTTTACAAAAATGGCTGGCGCAATTAGCGCTGTGGCGGCCGCAACCGTTGCCGTTAACGCAGCTATGGCTACAAACCCGTATGTTTTGGCAGCTGCTGGCATCGTTGCTTTAGCATTGGCATTTGAACGTTTGGCGCAGGCATTAGAAAAAATGAATAAATTGGGTGGGTTGGCGGCTCGTCTTTTAGCTGTCTTCATGAAAGTGCCGTCGATTGGTTTATTGCAACAAGGTTTGTCACCATTTTTAAAGGACGAAAACCCTTATGAAAATTTGCCTCTCACACGCATCCCAGCAATGGCGAACGGCGGCATCGTAAACAGCTCAACCCTCGCCCTGATTGGCGAAGCTGGCCCTGAAGCAGTTATTCCGCTTGACCGTATGGGCGACATCGGCGGTGGCGGCAATAATGTCACGATTAATGTAAACGGCGGTGACCCCAACGCTGTCGTGTCAGCCCTGCGTACCTATATGCGCCAAAACGGCTCCGTGCCTATCCGAGTAAGCAACATCTACTAATGCCTCTTCAGCAGTACACCGTCGCCTACTCAACTAACGGCACCAGCTGGACAAACCTGACCAATGTCCAAAACATCGTTATCAACATTGGTAAACGCGCCCAGCTAGATCAGGTCAACGCCTCGACAGCGTCGTTTGAAATGCGCTATCCAACCGGTTATGCGTCCCCTATCACGGCGATGGTGTCAGGCACATTTATCCGTGTTTCAAACACAACAGGGTCGTCCTATCCGATCTGGTACGGCACGATTAACGACATTTCGGCTAGGTACGGCATTCCATACGCGTCCGGTGTTGGTAACGCTGATTATTTGATGTTTACATGCGAGGGCGCTTTTGCAGCGGTCGGTCGTATGGAAGGCAATGGATACTCAATGCCCGCCACAGACATTGTTAGCCAATTTTCTTTCGCTAACACAGAAACAGGTTTGAACTTTGGTTATTTACCATTGGGTTCAATGACCCCGATGGCCGCCACAACTGTTAACAGTACATGGGGCGATTGGGTGAACCGTATGTGCCAATCCACTAATAGTCGTTTATGGGATGGCATCGCCTACAACGGCTCCACGGTTGTGTCGCCGTTTTACGATTCGGTCAGCACCGTCAACTTCTCAGACACCGCTAACGACGCCACCAATCAGGTATACAACCAAATTGCTTTTGATAGCCTTGCCGACAACTACTACACGCAGGTCACAGTAGATCCTGAAAGTTTTGCTGCCGCCACGGTCACTAAGGCTGGCGCGTCTAAGCCTTATCGCACATACCAGACCAACACGCTGAACGCAAGTACCTCGCAGGCAACGGACTACGCCAACTATCTGTTGTCCAACTACTCAACGCCTAAGTTCGCTATTACTTCAATTACTTGTCAGGGTGAGGCTCAGAGCAGTTTCCAGCTGGACAAGATTGGTGTAAACGGTGAGTTCGGTAAGACGATTGGCCGTCAGGTGTCGGTGACGTTCCGTGGGACGACTTTTCAGTGCATCGTTGAGGGTGTCACCATGTCCGCCACGCCAGCAGGGTCATCGTTTACATTCTTCTTGTCCGGCGCTGATCTAAACGCGTATTTGCGTTTGGATAACACGGTGTTCGGCAAGCTCGATTCAAACAAGTTAGGTTATTAGGCATGAGTTACCCAAGTTTTGTCACCGGTGAGGTGTTGACCGCCGCCGACATGAACGCTGTCGGGCTGTGGAAAGTTGGCAGTGGCACGTTGTCGCTCACAACTACTCCCATCAATGTGACAGGCGTCTTTAGCAGTACATACAAGCAGTATCGATTGCTCATCAATGTAACTACCAAGTCAACAACGCTTCGCGTTGACATGAAATACATCAACGGCACTACAGCGACCAGCACTAACTATTATCAAGCCGGTATTGGCGCTAATTACTTATCTGACAGCGTTCTTTATTACACGCGAACAAACAATGGGACACAATTTTCAAACATCAATTCGCCCGCAAACATGACAGTTGCTGTTGACATTTTTAACGCCAATAAGGCGGCAACCACTATTCACAAAGGAATTTTGTTAGATGCCAACAACTCATTCCCTTACATGATTGGTGGCGTACAGGATTCGACAACACAATTCACGGGTTTTCAATTGTTTACAAGCACAGGTACGGCTGCGGCGGAATATCAAGTATTCGGATACAGGGACTAACAATGGCTAAAGAAAAACAAACCGTCCACGATTGGTCATCTGGCTCGCTTGAAGTGTACGAAATTGAAGTAGAAGAAACCGTCCAAGCGGAACCATCGGGAGACGAACAAGATGCGTCGACTCCTGATACCCCTAGCGACCCTGCTTAGCGCCTTCATCGGATCACAGGTCAGCGCGTCCAGCGGACGCACCTTCACCTGCTGGGAATCAAACACGTCATCATGGTCGATGACCCAACCCCAAGAACACGCCGACGCTGGCTATTGGCCAACATGGACAGACTGCCTAGCGTGGCGTAACGGCGACCCCGGTGCCGACTATGTGTGGTCATACGGCCTTGGCGCGCCTACAACCACCACAGAAGCCCCCACAACGACCGTAGAGCCCACCACAACCACTGAAGCCGCCACAACCACCACTGTGGCTCAAACAACGACTACAGACGCTCCCACAACAACCACCACAACAACCAGCACAATCCCGCCCACGACAACAACGTCAACGCTTGCCCCATCAACGACCTACCAGCCAACCACTAGCGCGCCGATACCCAGCACCACACAAACCACCGCCACTGTTAACGAAACCACTACATCTGTCGTCATAACGACGACCATACCCGAAACCACCACCACGACCGTTCGAAGCGACCCACGCATCCGTCAAGCAGCTGCCGTTATCGGCGGTCAACTAGCACCGGGCGTGACACCACAGCAAGCACAAACCGTGCTGGTCATCTCCATGGTCACCACGGCCATCTCCACTCGAAAGACAAACAAATGAAAGAAGAACTCAAAACACTGCCACTAACCCTGCTCGGTTCGTGGTACGTCATCATCACCCTTGGCGGCTCCACACGATCTGCCGCAATCTGGGGCACGATAATTGGAATTGCTTTACACTTATTTCTAGCCGCACTACCAAAGGACGACCAATGAAAATCACCACCGTCATCGCCCGCATCGTCGCCGTATTCGGCACATCAGCCCTATCAGCGCTCGCTGGCGGGGCAATCCTCGGCGTAGATCTCATCAAAGCAGCCGGCATGGCAGGCTTCATGGCCACCGCCACCGTCCTTGAAAAAGTGCTACGCGCCTACTACGAAGACGGCCAACTCACCAAAGAAGAACTCGACGCCGCACTTGGGGGCAAAAAGTAATGCCACGCAAATACCCCTTCTACCCCTCATGGAACGGCAAAAAAGCCAGCCCTGTCCTAGAGCAGTTTGTGAAAAACATGGGTGCCCGCTGGAAGTTCAAAAACTTAGGCATCTACGCCAACCGCACCATGCGCGGATCAGAAAACCTGTCCGTCCACGCGACAGGCTGGGCATGCGACATCGGCTACACAGACCGCAAAATTGCCGTGGCGGCATGGGATTGGCTGATTGCCAACACTGAAACGTTGCGCATTGCCGAGATTCATGATTACGCCTACAAAGACCCCAAGCAAACGAAAGCGTGGGGGCGCGGCTATCGGTGTAGTCGAGGTGCTGGTGTCAAAGGCATCAAGATTTTTACAGCTGACGACAACGCTGGGACACCCGGCGGTAAATGGCTGCACGTGGAAATTGAAAACACATGGAAATCTGCTGAGGAGTTCCAAGCCGCTTGGAAGGCCATCCCTCGGCCATAGAACGCCGTCAGACCGCTTGGACACGGTGACGGCTAGAGGGTGGGGGTGCAGGTTTCTCCCCGCTCCCACCCTCGCACCCTCGCAATGCTTGACATGATGTTTACGATTGTTTACGGTTACAGCGTCGCCAAGGACAAAGGAGAAACCATGACAAACTTCGACGACCTGCCGTTGTTCCGCAACACAGATCCAGACGGCTCTGTAAACGGAGCAAAGCACATCAAACCCAAGCGCACCAGCCAAGCCATGCGCTTACTAGCCATATACGCCCAAAACCCAATTATGGGGCTCACCGACGAGGAAGCGTCAGCGCAGGCAGGCATCTTGCACGGCTGGAAACGATGCTCAGACCTACGCCGTTTAGGCCTGATTGAGGATGCCGCCACAATGCGCGCCACGTCGTCAGGGGTCATGGCTATGGTCTGTCGTATCACCCAGCAAGGATTGGAGATGCTCAAATGAAACTTGTTTTAGACATTTTGTGGGTGTCCATCACCGTCGGGGTGGCCATTTTGGGGGTCAAGTTGTGTCGTGAACTATATGAGGAACGCGACTAGTGCTACCCGTTTACGGCTGGCTTCCGTTATGGTCAGAAGATAGAAAATTATTGGTGCAGGTGTTTACATCTGCTGAAGGCCTGATCGAGCGAGTGACCGTCAATCATCGACTGTCAACATCCTCGCCGTGGGGGCCGTCGATTGAGGTCACAGAGGATTGTTTAAACGAATCATGTGCCTAGCACTTATTACTACCGCATTATCCGTTTCTAGCGCTGACGCAGCAGCTGGTTCTTGCCCGCAGTGGGAGCCGTTGTTTCGTAAACACGGCTTACCAGCAAAAGTGTTCAGCAAGATTGCCTATCGGGAATCCCGCTGCAACCCCAAAAGCGTTTCGGCTGTTCGCAAATCCACCGGTCGCCCCGACGTGGGGCTGCTACAGATCCAAGGGTCATGGGTTACTGTGACAGCGGCGGTCTGTAAGGTGCCGCGTAAACAAGTCGTGAAAGCGTTAACAAACGCATCATGTAATGTGCAGGTTGCTCGATACCTGTACGACAACGGTGGTCTAGGCCATTGGCGTGTTACATCGGGCAAATAAGTTAATAAACATTGGGAGAAACAATGAAAACAAAAGTAGTGGCTTTTAGGGTCACCCAGCAGAAGTACGACGCGTTGGCGTTTGCAGCTAACTGTGCCGGCAAAAAACTGTCCGCCTACGTGGACGACGCTTTGTTGTTAACAGTCCAGCAAGCTGTGGCGGCATACGCTAAAGAGCAAAAGCGCTTGGAAGCCAAGGCCAAGCGTGATTACAAAAAGTTCATGGCAAACCTTCAAGCAAACCGTGACGCAAAGGCGGCCGCCAATGACTGACCAAGAACTTGCCATCCGTTTACAAAACCTTGCCACCGACGCGGAACTGTCGGGTAACTATTTAGCCCACAAATGGCTTAGCGAAGCAGCTGCACGACTAATGGAACTGTCCTCAGCGTGGCACCCAAGCATGGTCGTGTCCGCTGGTGTTGACATCGGCCAATGGGAATCAGAACACCACAAAGCCTTCATGCGCGTCGTGGACGACATCATGGGGACTGACTAATGGGTTTCAACCTTGACGATTACGAACCGGTGGCGGCTCGACACACCCGCTGGCTGTCTGACCACCCCAACGGACGCACCATCACCCACATGGTTTCAATGCCGGGTGCTGATGTTTGTGTGATCCGTGCCGAGTTGTGGCTAGACGATGTTTGTGTGGCGACAGGCTATGCGGAAGAGGTGCGTGGCGCTGGGAATGTAAACAGAACCAGCCACGTTGAGAACTGTGAAACCTCAGCGGTCGGTCGAGCGTTGGCTAACGCGGGTTATGCAGGCTCTGATGTAAACAAGCGTCCCAGCCGTGAGGAAATGAGCAAGGTGCAGCGCATGAGTCAAGGCACAGATAAACGAATGCCTGAGGTGCGTATCACCCAGCCTGACGGCATTGCATCCGATAAACAGATCAACTACATCAAGTCGTTGCTGAGGGCTGGTGAGTTTCCACGCCCAGCAAACCTTGACAGCATCACCAAGGCTGAGGCTTCAGCGATGGTGGACGCGTTAAAGGCTGGCACTTATGAGCCACCTGTAAACAGTGGAGAGGAGCCGTTTTGATTTACGAATACGACGACCCGACACGCATTGAGGAACTTGAGGACGAATTAGCAGCTGCTTACGAGCGGATCAGGCAACTTGAAGCCGAGCGTGATCAATGGCAAAGGCAGGCGGTCAGCAATGGCTGAGTTCCTGCAGTTTGTGTTCGGGATGCTGATTGTGTTCAGCGTCGGCGTATGGGTAGGGGCAAGCCTTGGCCGCTAACGACGTCAGCGAAAAGATTTGGCAGGACACCGTGGAAAGGCTCGCCCGCATGAACGGCTGGCAAGTGTTCCACCCCAGCCCACACAAAGTCCGTGAAGGCGTATGGCGTTCCGACGGTGCCGGCTTCCCAGACCTTGTCCTCGCCCACAAAGACCGCGGCCTTATCTTCGCCGAGTTGAAAACCGAGCGAGGCAAAGTCAGTGCGGCACAGAAACTATGGGCGTTAAACATCCTGCCCCATGCCGAGTGGTATTTGTGGCGGCCTAGTCAATTAGATCTGATTGCAAAGCGCCTCGGCGGTAAACAGGTGTAACATCCAGCCTGCCTAGAGGGATGTGGAAGTCACGCAGATGCCCGCCCTCTAGGCACCTTTACAACTGAATAACGCTGGTCGCTAACTCGCATGAGTCTGTTAGCGGGCAACTGTGGAACCAGATACGGAGTCCGTCTGCGAGTCACAGCCAGCACTCAGGGCCTCGTACGGGTTTGCACTGTGCAGGCAGAACACACGGAAACGTGGGTAGATCACAACGCCCACAAGGCTTGTGAAGCAGCGTCCAAACGTCATAAATGCGAACAGGTGACCGTCCTACATCGATAACATCCGGCGACCTTGAGGCACTTCCTCTAAACCGCGGGGGGACACGAACCACACACATGACTATGTAAACGAAAGCAACCGAGCCTGCGAGGGCGCTAGCAACAAACCAGCGGTGCTGTACCCTCAAAGCATGTCCAAAGAATACGACACACCCGAATACAAAAAAGCCAGAGCCGAACTACTCGAAGGCAACCCCACATGCCATTGGTGCAAACGCGCACCAGCAACAGAAGCCGATCACCTATACGAGGTTGATAGTGGCGGCACGTGGGCCGACGGCATGGTACCCAGCTGCAAACCATGCAACGCACGACGAGGCACACAACACCTCAACCGTAAACGCTCTCGACAACAACAAATACGAACGATCGCGTTACAAA